GGAAACGCTGGCAATCGAGGAAACGATAGGCAAGGTCATCAAGGTAGGGTTGCCATAGGCTCCGAACCGAACCTTGCGGCCGCTGAATAGGGTCGCGAAGTCCGCCGGGGTTGCCTCGGGGTAAATGCCCCGGTGAAACCCTTTCCAAATGGCAAGCGGCGCCTGTCCTACGTTAACGTAACAGCCCTTGCCGCTGGCAAACGGGCAACCGCGGCAGACGGTTTCCGCATCGATGCCACTCTGGACGGCGGCAACGGGGTTCATTTCCGTCAATAGAAACCAAATTTGAACCATATTGCCGGTTTTCCGGTTGGCGGTCTCGAAAGTGGCAATGGCGACGTAATCGCGGCCGGAGACGGTGCCCCGGTGCAGCACGGCGCCGGTTGCGTTTTCTAAGCTAGGTTGTGCGGTTGTCATTGTATCGGGTTTGGATTCGGCCGCAACGTGCGGCCTTGCTATCCCCTCGCCTCGACTGACAAGGGGAACGCAAGGCTGCAGCGTCAGTAGTTCAGAACGACGACGGCGCCGGACTCCAGCTCAAGGACCGTCGTTTCATCGCGGAGGAACCAAAACGCGTCTTCCTCAGCCTTGTCGGCCTTTTCGTCTTCCGAATCCTTCGCCTTAAAGCCGTAAGCCTCGGCGGCCTCCAGCGCGGACGGATATTCCGTCCAGTCGCAACAAATGGCAATGGCATCAAACTCCTGCTCCTCGCCTAAATCCCGTTCTTGTTCGTCAAGGAAGTCGAACAAGGCGCGCAAGGCTTCAACGCTGAAGTTCTCCGGCCGGATGGCGCGGAAACGGTTGACGAATTCGGACTCAATTAGGGTGACTTTCATTTTATGGATTTTTTTTGGGTTAAAAGTTTCCGGATAAAATCGATTAGGTGAAATGAGTTGGGGCCCGCGGAATTAAAATGCGTAGCCCAACCCCAAACCCATTATCATTACGATAAGGATGGCCAAAAGGTAATCTGACCACGTGACGTTTTCCGGTTCGTGCTGCATAGATTTTAAGTTTTTAGGGTCGCCGAAAAGTTTTGTGAGGGCCCCAACTAGCAAGGGCGGCCGCAGCCGCCCCGCTAGCTGGCCAGCCATCAGATGGCGAAACGCTGCATCACGAACCCGCAATCGTCCGTAAAGCAGTACGTCTGCCCGGAGGCTGCCAGAAATTCAGTGGCTCGCTCCGAGTTGTCCTCGGCGTCCTCATCTGCCACGAACCCCAAAGCCTCGGCCGCCGCAACGTGATTGCCCCACTCCCCCCAAGCCTCGGCGATTTCAGCCGCCGTCACGTTCTCGGGGTTAGCCGAGTAGTAGTCGAACAAGGCGCGCAGCGTTGACTCGCTGAACCTGCAACCCTCGGAACGCATCAGACTGACGAACTGTACATAGGTGAGCTGGATTTTCATTTTGTGTGGGTGTCTCGGGCGGAATTGCCTCCGACGCCTTCACCCTTGCTACCCACCCACCCACTAGCAAGCGCAGCCCTTGCGCCCAGGCTACCTATTAGGCATCCTTATGCCAGGCTCCCGCAGCATTACTTTTACCTCGACATACTCCCCCTCCCCCTTTGCAACTCTCCCCAATGGACACAGTTTCCCCCACCGTAGAAACCCACCCGCAAGGCAAGGGCGGCCGCCCGTCCCATCGAAACAAAGCTGGCCAGCGGGCTTGGCACAAGCGCCTAGTGGCGGCCGGAAGGCTTAAGGAAGCGGCCGAGTGGGCGAAGGCGTGCAACCTTCTGCCCCCGCCCGTCCCCCCGGCCGCCCCCGCCCTTCGGGCGCCATCGGCCGCCGCCCACCCCGGCCCCGCCCCGGCCGCCCCGGCGCCCACCCCGGCCGGCCCTACCAACCTCACGGCCGCCCCGGTAGGGGGGGAGGGGGTCAAACAGGCTGGGGGGCTGGAGAATGGGCATACTTCCACCCTGGTAGGTGTAAATTTGCAGTGCGAGTCATTGGCTGCTGGGCCTGCCGTAGCCGCTGAGGCTCATTTAAGCCTCCCTGCCGATTCGCTGGCGCTCATCGTTGCCTCCCCTAAGGGGGAGGTGGAGGGGGTTGAGGGAGGTCGTCAAGACGGAATTAGTAGCAGTGCTGATGCTGAGGGGGTTAAGGTAGAAGAATGTTTGGGTGGGTGGCCGGCGGAGGTGGAGGGGGTGGTGGGGATTCGGTGCAGGAACAAGTGGTATGTGGAGGTGCAGGTGGGGGAGAAGAAGTGGGCGAAGGCGGAGATTGGGGGGCGGGTGCTGACGTATGCGGAGAGGAGGATGGTGCGGCGGGTGTGGGTGAGTGCGGATGGGCGGGATGCGGAGTATGAGTTTGTGGATCGGCCCGTGCCCGTGCCGGTGGTGGAGCCGCAGCCGGAGCCTGCAGTTGACCTCATACCTGCCTTGCTGTCTGAAGAGTCCGTTTCGGAATTGCCGGCTATTCCCTCGCTGCCGGGGCCGGTGACGTTCTACAACCCGTCTGCGACGGACTTTATGGAGCAGGCCAGGAACGCGGCATATGCCGCCTATAGCCGATGAGCCTAAAGAAGAACCCGCACAGTCCCAAGAAGAGCTACCAGCCCCAGAAGCTGATTAATGCAGTGGCACAGGCGACGATTGAGACCAAGGGGATTGGGCTGGCAAAGCACGGCCTGCTCAAGGAAGTCAGCCGGGACGACCGGCTGATGCTGCAGCGGGTGGTCGGGATGAGTGTCGAGGAATTCAACCAGCGGCTAATGGGCAAGCTCGACTGCCTGGCCGACAAGATTCTGGACCGAATGCTGGATACCGTGGACGAGACCCCACTCAACAACTTAGGCTTCAACCTATCCGTGGCAATGGATAAGCGTCAGCGGATGGCCGGCGCGGCTGCAGTGGGCAACGCCAACGTCAACATCCAGGTCAACAACTATGGCGGGATGAGCAAGGAGGAGATTCTCGCCAAGCTGACGGGCAAGTTCGCCACCGCAGACGTCACCCAGCCCGCTCCCGTGGAGGCCGAGGTGGTCCCGCCACCTGAGCCTAAGCCCACCCGCCAGCAGATGATGGCGGATGCGCTGAAGGGGGATGACGCAGCCTAAGCCTTGGACCGGCTCAGGTAGTAGTGGACCAGATCCCGCTTGATGCCGAGGAGGTCCGAGATCCGCTGCTGAGTCATCCCGTTTTTGTAGAGCTGCTGAACCCTGACTCTTAGGTGCCCCGCCTCGGCCCGAGACCGCCGGCCATAGGTGGAGGCCAGCTTGTCCCGGATTTTACGCTCCGTCTCCTTGATCTCGTAGCTGGTGGGGATGCCGATGATGGGACTCATACCTTCATCAGCCAGAACTGGTGCTGGGTGGAGGGCAGGATGACTGCCTCCCGACGGAAGATGGTGTAGAACGCATCAATCGCCAGCCGTGGGTTGTCCAGCGGATTGGCCTCCTGCCGGGGCTTTTCCGTCCAGGTGTAGTCATCAAAGGCCAAGTACCCACCCGGCTCTAGGATTTGCCACGCCAGCACCGCATCCGTCAGGACATCCTTAGCGAGATGGCTGCCATCGACGTAGATGAAATCGTAGCGACAAACGTCCTTGTCATTCACAGACGCTGCAAGTGCGCGAACCGACGTATCGATCCAAGCCTGCACAGTCTCGCCCTGCCCGTAATTGGTGTTATGAACAAAGCGCCCCCAGACGGCCTTCATATTGACGCCCGTATGTTCGGCGCCGCCTTCCCACGTATCGATGCAGGCGATGTGATCAAAAGCCATATGATCCAGCATCCAGCAGGTGGCTTGGCCCTCGTAGCAGCCGATCTCGATGGCCTTCTTGAACTGCGCCTTCCTTGGCAGCAGGTTGTTGACGAAGTTGGTCTCCGCCGTCTGCTGGAACCAGTCGTTGGTGAACTTCCTCACTTGGCTGCCTCCTTCTGGGCCAGCATCTCTGCCTTGATGGCCTTGATCTCGTCCTTGCGCCACGGCTCGGACAGCATCTCCAGAAGCTGCGGGGTCTCGATGGGCAGGGCCACCTTGCCCGAGTGGGCCATAATGAGTTTTGTATCGACGTGGATATCGATGCCGGCCTTTTGCACGAGGTCGCAGAACCAGTAATCCTCCGAGACGAACACGTTGGGCTCGTCGTACTTGAGGTCCACCAGTCGCTTGATGCGCTCGACCATAATGTCATTGTTCTTGGCCGGCTCACCGAGTGTCTCACGGATGGACTCCAACCGACGTTCCGGCGTGTTCGGCCCCTGCAGCCCCATCGGGAAGAACTCGTGCAGCGGATGCGGCGGGTGATTGGGGTCCACCAAGATCCCCCGGCGCCAAGAGTTCAGCTCCGCGATGCGCTTAAACACGCTCATCTTCATCTTGGAGAACCCTAGGGCCGACCGGGACACCTTTTGCAGCCCCTCCTCGTTGGCGTGCTCACCGGGAATCAGGTGCATATGCCAGTGCGTCTTGAGCGAGCGGGTGGCGTAGATGGCGCAGACGATGTCCACATCGTGCTTGAGGAGCCGCAAGAGCGCCCCAGCGGTCACATCCTCGCCGTGTTGCTCGGCCAACACGTCCTTGTCCCACCAGACCAGCTCGTCGAACTTGTGCTCAAGGGCGTAGGCCACGAGTTCGTTCCGCGCCTGCTGCACTGCCGGTCCCTCCAAGAGGCACCAGTCCAGTTTGACGTCCGGAATCTTGGCGGCAGCCAGTTGCAGGCTGGTCTTAAAGTAGCTGCGGGGAATGTCGCCCTTTAGCGGCGTGGCAATGAGGATGCGTTTCATAGAGGAAACCGCACGGTGGTCCACGGACGCAGTGCCGGAAACGTCAAAGTCAGGCATTTGTATTGATATTAGCCAATCTTATAAGGTTTAGGGCTGGCTTTAGCCACTTGCCTGAGTAGCCGCCAAATATATCAACGGAAATGCCCAATGGTGCAAAGCATAGCATTTCGCTGGCCCGGATTCCGGGCGTTCTACCAGGGCCCCGCCCACCGGCGGGGACGGACACCCCTTGGGGATTGAGCGAAGATGCGGGTTGGAGCCCCGCTTGGGCGATTTTATGGTAACCAAACGCTGCGTGGATGAGTGGCTCATCGAGCCCGACATCGAAGGAGCGCGGGAATACGCCCGTTTGTCCATCATCGCCGAGCCCGCCGGCCTAAACGTGGACGGCCAAGGCATTATCCCGTGGGAACAACTCCTTTCCGCCCGTCAGTCTTACGCCGTAAACCTTAAAAAGCGCAATGCCACTCGGTGACGTACATTTTGCGGACGATTTCCAGCCCACGTTCGGCATCCCGTGGGTGCCGATCCCGGAGCGGGACGACTTGGCCGCCTGGCCGCAGGACAAGCTGATCGAGTACCTCGCTTTCCGGGAAGAACGGAACAAACAAGCGTTGGATAACCCCGTGGGTGCCGGTTGGACCCTGCCGATGTGGCAGGAGGTGATGGCAAACTGGGGTAAGTACCAGAACCACATCATCTTAGGTGGCAATCGCTCGTCGAAATCGATTTTTGCCAGCCGGTTATGCGTGTGGGCCTGCGGCAGCATCCCCTCTGCCGAGGTCCGGGCCTATCACGTCAACGAGGACCGGAGCATCGAGGACCAGCAGCGGATGATCTATGATGCCCTGCCCATCGGCATCCGCCGGCTGCCCACCAAGAAGGGCCTAAACCACTCCGTCCAGTACAGTCAGAAGAACGGGTTTACCGACAACATCTGTATTCTGCCCCCGCTGTCCGGGGCCGTGCGCGGTGGGTCGATCAAGTTCAGTAATTACCGTGCTTACGCCAACGACGCCCAGATTGCCGAGGGCTACAAGGCCCACCTGATTTGGTGCGACGAAGAATGCCCGCAGAAGATGTGGGAGACGTTGCAATACCGAACGAGCGATTTCCACGGACGCATCCTGCTGACGTTTACCACCCTAACGGGCTGGACGCCGCTGGTGCAGGACATCCTAGGCAAGACGAAGACCCTCAAGAAGCGGTTTGCCCCGCTGGTGGGCAAAGAACTGCCCATTATGCAGGAGTCGCTGTCCCGGCCCAACACCGCAATCTATTACTTCTGGACGGAGGATAACGCCTTCCTCGATACGTCCGACTTCACCAAGAAGCTGCTGGGCCGCCCCCGCGATGAGGTGCTGGCCCGGGCGTATGGCATCCCCACCAAGTCCATCACTTCAGTGTTTCCAGGATTCAACAAGGAGGTTAACGTCATCCCCTATGAAACCTTACCTTTCGTCCGTGACCCAAGCTATCCGGTCACTCGGTATATGGCTTTGGACCCTGCTGGATCGAAGAACTGGTTTATGCTCTGGGTCGCAATCGACGCCGCCGGCACCTGGTGGGTCTACCGCGAGTGGCCCGACTATGACGACTGGGCACTGCCCGGCAGCGGAGCCGAAGGCAAACCCGGTCCCGCGCAGAAAGGCTCCAAGAAAGGCATCCGTGACTACGTCGAGCTTATCGAGCAATGTGAGGACGGTGAAACGATTCAAGAAAGGCTCATTGACCCGCGCCTCGGTGCGGCGGAAAGGCAGTCCGCCGAAGGGGCAACCACCATCATCTCCGAGCTGGACGACGTGGGAATGACGTTCATCCCCGCCCCCGGCGTGGAGATTGAGAACGGCCTGCAGTTGATTAACGGCCTTTTGTCCTACGATGAAAGCAAGCCCATCACCGCCCTTAACGGCCCCCGGCTCTACATCTCTGACCGCTGCCAGAACCTGATTTACTCAATGGGTGAGTATACAGCCAAGGGCGGCAAGGAAGAGGCGACCAAAGATCCAGTGGACTGCCTGCGTTATCTGCTCGTCGCCAACTGCGAGTTTATGGACCCGCAGGCAATGCAGCAAACCGACAACCGGACGTGGAGCTATTAACTTGCCTTGGAAGGGGCTTACGCATAGCGCCCTAAGCAATGAGTTCCATCGACTCCCTCCAGACTTCCGTCCCCAACGATCCGAGTCTGCAACTGGCCCCGTCCGGCGACAACGCTCCTGATTTTAACCTGATCTGCAAGGCTTTTGAGGACTGCGTTGCCGACAACCAGCCCTACGTCGATCAGTGCCGCGTCAACTACCAGACCCGGTACGCCATCTGGAACGGCCAGTCAGCGGACGGGAAGAAGCATTCCCGCGAGGGCAGCAAGACGAGCCCCACGCCTTGGGACGGCGCGTCCGATCTGCGCGTCTTCCTCGTTGATAACATCATCAACAAAAAGGTGGCGATGGAGTGTATGGCTTTCCAGCGGGCCAACCTCTCGGCGGTGCCGGTTGGCACCAACGATATGGAGCGGTCCAACCTCGTGACTAACTTTATGCGCTGGCTGATCCAGACGCAGATTCCAGAGGTGCATCGGGAGGTTGAGATTGCCGCCAACTATATGAACGAGAAGGGACTGGCCGTGATGGGTCAGTTCTGGGAGAAGCGCCGGGAGAAGGTGCTGGTCAATGTCCGGCTGGAGGATCTCCAGCTCCAGTTCCCGCAGATCGACATTGTTGCCCTGATCGAGGACAAGGCCGCCGAGGAGGACTTGAAGTCCATCTTTGAGGAGCAGTACGGTTGCAGCCGGGCCAAGGCGACCAAGATGCTCAAGGAATTGCGGAAGACTGCAGAGACCACGGTGCCAGTGGAGGGGCCGGAGCGGTCCTACCCCGTCCTGCGGGCGTTCAACCTGGATGAAAACCTGTTCATCCCGTCGTTCTCGCTGGATCTGGAGCGGGTGCCTGGCATCTACCGGGTAGAGTATTTTACCGCCGAGCAGCTCCGGCAGTTGGTGCGCGATGACGGCTGGGACAAGGACTGGGTGGAAAAGGCGATTGAGACGCAGCGTGGCCGGCTGATTACCATCAGCCCCTCCGAGTACACGCAACCCATCAGCCGTTCGTTCGTCTACACGCAGCAGCGGTTCACGGACAAGATTGGCATCGTCTACGCCTATCAGCGTTTGTCCGACGAGGATGGTGTGCCGGGCATCTACTGCACGGTCTTCAACCCGCAGATGCCGCCGGACGACAAACAATCGGGCTTCGCCAAGCACGGCCTTCTCGGTTACGCCCACGGCGAGTATCCGTTTGTCCTCTATCGCCGCGAGTACTTGAGCCGCAAGCTGCACGACAGCCGGGGCGTCCCCGAGCCGGGCAAGCCGTGGCAGGATCAGATCAAGGCGCACAAGGACAGTCGCATCGACGCCGCGTCCCTCGCTATCCTTCCGCCCATCTGCTACCCGCAGGGCCGCCCGCCGGGCCGCTGGGGTCCAGGTGCGCTTATCTCCGAGCGCCGGCCGAACGAGTATCACTACGCCGACCGGCCGATTCCAGATATGAACACGGAGAACTCCGAGTCGCTCTTGGAGTCCTCGTTTAAGGAGTACAACGGCTTTGCCGCGCAGAAGGGCGATCCTTCCGTTGACCCGATCTACAACCAGTGGGAGATCAACAAGTTCCTGACCTGCCTGTCCAAGAGCTTCCGCCAGATCTGGAAGCTCTATAAGCAGTACGGCAAGGAGCAGGTCGTTTTCCGCGTGATGGGCGTCAAGGACGCGGACACGATGATGTTTGAGAAAGGTGACGTGAACGAGGAGTTCGACTTCTACCTCTCGTGGGACGTCCAGAGCACCGACTTCAAATCGATGGCGGAAAAGTGGACGGCCATCATCCAAGGCGCCCAGTCGCTCGACCGCGATGGCGTCTGCGACTGGTCGGCGCTCTTCCAAGCGTTTGTCTCCTCCATCGATCCCAACATCGCCGAGCGCATTATCCGCCCGGTCAAGGCGGGCCAGCAGCAGGTGGTCAACGACGAGCAGCAGGATCTGGCGCAGATCTTTGCCGGCATCCCGAAGAACATCCGCATTGGCACGCCGCCGCAGCTCGGCCTGCAGGTTATACAGCAGTACCTGCAGCAGCCGGACGTCCAGCAGCGGTACTCGCAGGACCAAGCGTTCCGCGAACGCATCGACGCTCGCGCCAAGCAGTACCAGTTCCAAGAGCAGCAACAGCAGAACGCCACCATTGGCCGCCTTGGCGCCCAGATGCCTGGCCCGATGGCCGCTACCACCTCTCCTCGCAATGCCTCCGCGTAAACGCAATCTCCTCACTGCCCGCGAACGGGTCGAACTGCTTCAGGTCGCCTTGGTGCGCCTTGCGCCCACCGAGGCGTTCCAGGAGTTTATCGACCACTTGCGAGAGATCCAGCGCAACACGCTGCTGGATCTGATGAACGATGTGACCGTGGCTGATGAGAAACTAACCGCTGCGGCGGTGGGCGAACTGCGGGCCTACGAAGCGATCATCAACCTGTTTGACGACTATGTAGCCACGCAGGTGCAGCAGGCAGTAGGAGATGATCAGGGATAAGATGGCCTAATACCGCTTGACATAGGTCCGTGATATAATCACGGCTGATGGCACTGGGCACCCGCCCTGTCCCGCCCTTGGGGGCTTTAAACCCACGATGTCTAACGATACAGTTCAAGCCACTTCGCAGCCAGTTGAAGCGCCCCCGGCGCCCGAGACGAAAAGCGATGCACCAAACAGCAATCTGAGTGTAGCTCAGGCCGCGCAACGTCTGCTTAATATGCAGGCGGAAAACGCACAAGCCCAAGCTAAACTAGCGGAACAGGTTGCACAGCCCGACAAGGCTGAAGAACCCGCATCCACAGAAGCGGCACCCGCCGAGTCTGTCGAATCCGAGGCCCCCGAGCCCGAGGCGCAAGCCACGGAACCGGAAGCCGAAGAGGACTCAGTTCCTTCTCAGATCTCGCCAGAGATTCAGAAGAATATCAACAAGCGCATCGGCAAGGAAGTCGCGAAGCGCAAGGCCGTTGAGGCCCAGTTGAATGAACTCAAGCTGGAGATGGCTAGGCAGTCGCAGCAACAGCAGCAGGCGCAACCTGCTCCGGTCCCGATTGCTCCCCTGCCGCAAGGCACGGTGCCACTCGCCCAGATTGAGGACTACAACGGTCTCCAGTCCTTAGCCCAACAGGCCAAGGAAGCCAAGCGGTTCGCGCAGCAGCAGCTCGCCAAGACCAACTTTGAGCCCATTCAGCTTGAAGGACAGTTATTGGATCGGGAGGCGCTGAACACCATTATCATCAACGCTGAAAAGACGTTGGAGGATGATATTCCTGCCCGGACGCAGTTTCTGCAGCAACGCGGTCAGGCTCAACAACTTGCCTACGAGAAGTTTCCCTTCTTGAAGGACAAGTCCACTCCCGAGTACGTCGCGGCCCAGCAGGCTTACCTGCAAATGCCGTGGCTAAAGAACCTTCCCAATGCGGAATGGATCATCGGGGTGCAGATTGAGGGGCTCAAAGCGTTGCAGGCCAAGGAGAAGGGTAAGGCCAAGCCTTCTAAGGCTGGCGTCATCCCCTCCAGCAAACCGCCTAGCAGTCAAACGGTTGCCACTTCTGGAAGTTCCGAAAGCCGCGTTCCGTCTTCCACAAAGTCGGCCACGCAGGTTGAGGCTCTCCGGCAGCATCTGTCCAAGAAGGGTGGAGTCACGACAAACGAAGCAGTCCAATTCCTCCTGGCCCGAGAAGCGGCCAAACAAACTCGTTAAACATTAGTTTATGGCTCTTAGCACTACTTACAACGTCGCGGGTGATCGTGAAGATCTCACCGACTTCCTCACCATCCTCGCCCCCGAGGATACCCCGAAGGTTTCCACCTTCGCGAAGACCAAGCGGATGACCAACGCCTATCAGGAGTGGCAGGTTGACTCCCTTTCGCCCGTCAGCTTTGGCGGTGTGCTGGAAGGTCAGGATGTCCTCGCCTTCTCCAATCAGGCCGTCAACCGCGCCCGTATCGGCAATTACGTCCAGCAGTTCCGCGAGCAGTGGATGGTCTCCCGCTTGCAGGAGGCTTCGGATGTTGCCGGCGTCGCCAGCGAGGTCGCCAACGCCAAGATGAAGGCGATGCGCGAACTGAAGCGGTCGATCGAGGCTTGCATCGGTTCCGACAACGATCGCCAGCAGGAGGCGCCCCCGGCTCCTTACAAGCTGCGCGCTCTCGGCAAATGGATCAGCGCCACCCCCGGCACGGACGTCCCTGCGGCGTTCCGCACGCCCTCTGGCAACATCGACACCACGGCGACCGGCTCCCTCGGTGAGTCCGCGTTCAACGACGTGTTCCAGTCGATCTTCCAGCAGGTCGGTGGCCGCCGGTCCTACACCCTGTTCGCCGGCCCGAATCTGAAGCGGGCGATCAGCAAGTTCCAGCGTCAGGAAGGCGCGTCTGGCACCACGAAGACCTATCAGGTCACGCAGGATGCCTCCTCGCACAAGATCGACCTGGACGTTACGGTCTATGTCGGTGACTTCCACACCGTGACGGTCGTTCCCGACCTGTTCAACGGTATCGCGGACGGCGCTGATCCCTCGACCACCACCAACCAGCAGAAGGCCCGTGGCTACGTCATTGACCCCGAGCTGGTCGGTATCGGCTATATGCTGGGTATCGAGTCCAACGAGCTGCCGGACCTCGGCGGTGGTCGTCGCGGGTTCATCCTCGCGGCCCTCACCCTCCTGGTGAAGAACCCCCTCGGTCTCGGCAAGTTTGCCGGCACCAGCTAACCCTCAACCTAGGAGGAAATCACAATGGCTGATACTGCTGTTACCATCTCCCGCAACCGCACCTCGCAGCTCTCGCTGCAGGAGCAGGCTCGCGGTTTCTCCCACAAGTTCACCGTCAAGAGTGCTGACGTGGCGCTGGGCACCGGTTCTACGGACACGGTGACCGTCACGCTGGGCACGCTGCCGGCGAAGTGGGCCATCAACAACGCGCTGGTGAACATCTCGACTGCCTTCGCGGGCACGACGGCGTTCACGGTCGTTGTTGGCACTACCACCACGACCAACAGCTTCATCACCTCGCAATCGGTGCTGACGGCTGGTGTTCTGGCCGGTGTCCCGACGACCGCCACGGTTCGCACCGCGACCGCTGCCGCCAATATGGTGGCCGTGTTCACGAATGCGACGGGTGGTAGCCCGTCCGCCCTGACGGCGGGCGAGCTGGACATCTACCTCAACATCATCGATCTCACGACGATCGAGAAGCTGGGTTAATCCCCACCCGGGGGCATCCCGCAAGGGCTCTGCCCCCACCCCCTTTTATGGTTCAGTCCGAGCCGCAGATCATCACCTCCCTCCCGCCGAACGTCGTCCGCGAGTTCTGGCGCGAAATGGAAGAGGGCTTGCCTGCCGAGAAGGTGCAGGCTGGTCTGCGTCAGGTTGAACAAGCCAAAGTTATGGCGGCTCAGGGCTCGACCAAGATCGATGGCCTTGGGCAGATGGCGGCTAAGATTGATGCCCGCCTGTTCTTCCGCCTTCAGCAGCAGCACGGCAACCAGGTTCACGAGTGGATGCCGGAGTATCTGAAGGACAACCCCGATATGTGCGCTAAGGGCTACCGCCCCAAGGTGAATCCCGCTCGCCGTGGGATTACTGGTGGCTGGTACGCCAACAAGGACACTTGAGGACGACCCCGTACAGCAAGGCGTTGGCGCAGATTTGCGGCCTGATCGGCGTACCGACCAGCCGCCTGTCCACCGAGCTGGCGGATAGCATCAACGTCCTCTTTAACGCCAACGTCCGCCAGATCTGGGGTGCGGGCAACTGGCCCGATCTGTCGATTTGGGGTGAGGCGCGGTTTGCCGGCAACCTGCTCACGTATCCCAATGACCTGACGCAGTCCAGCTACTGGACGGCCACCAATGCCACGATTACGGCCAATTCGATTAACAATCCGGCCGACAACCGCACCACGGCATCAAAAGTCCTAGAAACGGCCGCAACGGGCGAGCATAAGGTGGCCCAGACGGTTACTGGGTTTCCATCGACGGACTATCAGGTAAGCGTATACGCCCGCCCGAATGGCCGGAACTACATCCGGCTGGCGGTCAACGACGGAACGACCACCTTCAGTACGTTCTTTAACGTGCAGGCTGGTACGATTGGCACGCAGGCCAACGTCACCTCGGCCAATATCCAGCAGTGCCCCAACGGGTTTTTTCTCTGCACGATCACGTACACGACGGGAGCGGCTTGCACTTCGCAGACGTACAGCCTCAACGTCTCTACGGACGGTAGCACGATCTCCTACGCTGGCGACATCACCAAGGGCGTGTACGCTTGGGGTGCCTTGATGGTGCAGCAGACCAACGTCTCGCCTAACCAGTTTATTGTTCCCTACGAACAGACTGGCGAAAAGGTGATCGACGTTCTGTTCCAAGCTTGGGTGGATAACCCAGCGATGGTGACTTACCCCCGCCCGCAGGGATATGTCGTTACGGACACGGGGTTCCAGATGATTTCCACGGCTGGTGGATTTATGGGGACGAATGGGTACGTCTCGTACAATACCAATCCTGCCAATCCGGTCTACCTTTTCTACCGCCGTGCCCCTCTGAACTACTCCGGCGATACGTTTAGCGCCACGGCTACCTATGTGGCCGACCAGTACATCTACTACACGCGGACCACTGGGGCGCTGACGGGTACGTCAGATTACTGGAAGTGTTTGAGCACGACCACGGCAGGCCAGGATCCCGAGGACACCCCGGCCAAATGGGAACTACAGGAACTGCCGGAGGCCCTTAGCGGCGTGTTGGTCTGGCAGACGTTTGGGGACTGGCTGGTGCAGGACGGCCAGATGGATAAGGCCACGCAAGCCTACCAGACGGCGGAACTAAAGAAGTTGAACGAATGGGATCGCATTGAGCGGCAGATGCCTGACAACTTCCAGATGCAGGTCTTTACTCACAACACCTCGCAGAATCGTAGTTGGTAATCCACTAACCTTATGGCCTCGTTCAACCTCAATAACATCTTCCCGAAGCCAGCGATCTATCGCGGCTCCGTTGTTGCCGATCAGCGGTTGACCGTTGATGCCACGGCTGGTGGAGTGCAGTTTTCCGCGTTTTCCGACACGACCAATATGATCGTCTTGGATGTGCAGGATGCTGACGTGATGTGTACCTTTGATGGGTCGGCGCCGACCAGCACCAATGGGCATCGGCTCTACAGCGGCTCACAGTACACCTGGTCCACGGCGGCGGCCGCTGCGGCCAAGTTCATCCGCCAAGGCACCACCAACGCAGCGATCCAGGCCAGCGAGTTCCAACTGTGATCGGCCTGCTTGCCAGTCAATGCAGTGTGCTGGGCACCCGTTTTGCCACGGGCCTCAACAACACCATTAGTCAGGGCAATGAGGAGCCTGGTCCGTTGGATGGGCGTCTGATCACGGATACGTCCGACTTTTTGGTCACTAATACTGGCGATTTCCTAGAGTACTCTGAAAAACGGTAAGGGTTTACAGCTATGTCAAACATTCGCATCAAAGATCTCACGACGACCGCAGCAACGACGGCTTCGGATGATTTCGTAGCTGTAGACGGCACGACGAACGGCACGCGCAAACTGAATGCCTACAGTCCGACGTTCGGCGGCAACCTCACCGCATCAGGTGGTTCAATCACCGTCAGCGGTGGTGCATATCCTCAGTTCTACGCCAACGGCACAACCGGAGGCGGCTTTACTATTCGGAAGTCGGGCGTTTCCTACGGGACGTTCTACGGTAATGATAGCAATACGGTTTTGGATTCGGCAGGTTCTGCCAGTTTAATCCTTCAGACCGGAGGCGCGACCCGCGCTACGCTTACATCAACCGCGACTACTCTTGCCGGCAACCTCACCGTCAGCGGGACGGGTACGAGCAGCTTCGAATCAACGACACCCCCAACGGTAGCCGTTCAGAATACCACTTCCGGCTTGGCTGGTACGCAGACTGGAGCGAATGGCGTTTTGCTCGGAACGCTGAAGTTCGGTCATCCAAGCGATGCTCAAAGCGGAAACTTTCCGTCCATTGTTGGGCGTTTTAGCTTAACCGACGCATCGTTCGCTCGTTGTACCGCTTTAGATTTTTACACGAGTAGCGCATCCGGCAATGCTCGCGTCGGAACATTTACTGAACTAGGCAACCTGCTCATCGGCACGACCACGGACTCGGCCAACGGAAAGATCCAACTCACGAGCCACACGACCAGCGCGGGTGGCATTGGGTTTGGGACGGAGACCTCTGTTTACCGCGCCGCTGCTGGTTCGCTTGTTGTTGACCACATCGGAGGCTCTGCGCCGACGCTTAACCTATCGGCAAACGGAGCGATTCAATCGCGTTTATTCTTCAACGGAACGAGCACGTTCCTCGAAAGCTACACGTCGCACTCGCTGATCCTGCGGACCAATCAGACGACCGCGCTCACCCTCGACAGCAGCCAGAACGCGACGTTCGCGGGCAGCATCAAGACGGTAGCGCCGTCTGGCGGCACGGCCAAGCCTTGGGAACTTGGCGAGGCCGCCACCGTTTCACCCACGTCTCCCAACCGGACCATCCGCGTCGAAATCGACGGAACGGTTTACTACATTCACGCCAAGACGACCAACGACTAATCTTTCTCCTATGCAAACGAACATTGTTCCCGTCGCAGTTTATCCCGGCGAGGCTAACACGCTCTACATCCGCAGCATTGCGCTCGGCACTCCTCCCCAGTATTACTACGAGCTGCAGAA